TCAGCTGTTGATTACGATTTTAAGCAACAATATATGGGTTATGGTAGACAACAAGCTGTTAGAATGTTTAGACAAGCATTAAAAGAATTAAAGGGAGAATAATAATGAAATTACACCATACAAAATACAAAGAGAACTATAAAAGATATATTCTTGATACGATTGATGAAGTTGATTATGAAGGTAAAACTTTAACAACTGATGAAGATAAGATTAATTATATCTTTGAAAGATTTTATTCAGAATATTACAGTGGAAATATAGCACTACGATATGGAAAACAAAAGGCAATGGCTGATTGGTTAGCTGGATTATCTTTAAATTTACCATTTTATTATGGTGAAATTATAGAACTAGCAGTAACAATGGGAAGTATTGAAGAAAATCCTAGCGAGAAATTACAAGATAAAGTTATAGAGAACTATTGGGAATTTATGGCTAATGTAATCTTAGGATTTGAACCAAAGAAAGTACTCACGAACTAAAATAGCTCCCTAGTTATATAGTACGAAGAAGAACCCACCAAATAAGGTGGGTTTTTCTTTTATTACATACCTCTAATTGAACGATACAAGCGTTTTAAGAACATCTTTTTATTTATGGAACTGTCTACCCTATTGACAATATTAAGACCATACAAAGCATTTAAACACATACTATATATAGTGGTATAAAAATTGTAATTGCATAGCAGATTATTAATTACTTGTCAAATTATTTAACAATCAGATTAAAACAATACTTGAATAGATTTATATTTGTAGTATCGTTTTACATAAGGAGGCAAACAATGAATGACTTAGTAAAAAATAATATAGATACTACTAAGAACAAAAGAACAACGAACTTATTAACTGCACTTGATAAGGCATTTGAGGAGTTAAATTATACAACTAATTGGACTGCACTAGGACCAAAAGAAGTTCAGTATAACTGTTGTAGTACTTGCATATTTGGTAGTTCTGAATTTGATAATAAGGATAATAGAATTACTTATAATATCCAAGACTTAGATAGGTATAGAGAAACATATAGAGAGAACAGAAAAAGATATAAATGGTATGGGAGAGATGACCACAATGGAGAGTTTTTATATCTTCAACATAGTGGAACATCTTTATCTAACTATGACAAAGTAATAGATGTTCTTAATAAGCATGGTATTTCTGTTTATTGGAATTGGAGTAAGGATAACAAGATAAGAGTTTGCTTAGACAAATTCGTAGTAGAAAATAATTGGGAGGAATAATGGCTAAAGTATCAGTAGAAGTAGCAACAACTAGGACTTATGTCATAAGTGGATTGCAACAAAACGAAGTGTGGGATTTAGTTAATGATGAACACACACAATTACAATATCTTGAAGATATAAGAATTGGAAACTTTGATAATGATTATGTTCAAGAAGAAATCAAAATTGTAAGTGTAAGGGAGGAAGAATAATGTTATTAAATCCTAAGGAAGATACAGAACATTTAGATTACGCTTGTAATCAAATGTTTGGACATACAGATTGGGAATTTGTAAATCCAAAACTATTAAAAAGATATGATGATGAAAACTATACAGTAGTTTTGTTTTATCACGAAGATACTAGAGAGGAAGAAGAATAATGAGTTTTGTTAATCAAATAGATTGGACTTGTGGTTGTATGCGTATGACAGAGTTTGATTATAGAAGTGGTAAAGAACGAACAGTAGGTAGAAGTTATTGTAGGAAACAAAATTGCGATAGGAGGAATAATGGATAAATTTGATGAGTGGTTAGCTAATTGCCCAATACCATTTACACAATTAAAAGATAATGGAAATACTATGACATTTAGTTTTGAAGTATGGAAGTTAGAGGAAGAAGAATAATGTTTAAATGTAATGATTGTAATAATGTAGATACATACATAGATGAGATAAATTTATGTCATACTTGCTATGTAAAAAGATATACAAAGGAGGTGAAGTAATGTTTAGTGTATTTGGATTAGTAATTGCAGGTATGTTTGCTGTATTAGTGTACATAATCTTTGAGGGATTGTTACAAATGTATAGAGAACATAAGGCATTAAAAGAATACGATAACTTGAAAGATGAACTGTATTTAGCACGACTAACAGGGGTCTTAGATGAGTAAAAGTATTTGATAAAGCGACTATACAAAGTAAAACTATTTGATATACTATGAGTATGGACACAATTAGACTTGATATACCAAGTGATTGTAAACAAATTGTAATGCTACTTAATGGGGGTGCGATTAACTTTAACTCCACTAAGTCTTTACAAAATTACTGTGAGAAGATGAGATTGCGAATAACAGGAACATCTAAGCAGGGGCAATTATATTTGGTACAAGTACAAAGAGAAGATAGCAGTTTATAACTGCTAATTAAAACAACTTAACAAAGGAGATATATGACAAATGATGTTGATGACCTATTGCTACAAGCAAGACAGTCAATAGAACATAATAATCAAGAAAGAGATTTGAAAGCTACGCAGAATGGTTTAAATGAAACCATACAAGAGCTAGATAATCTAAAGAAAATGTCAGAGGAATTTACTATGATTAGAAATAATTTATTAAAGAAATTATATAATCAACACTCTGTATCAGCACTTAAATTGAGTGCAGTCACAGGGTTAAGTAGACAAATGATACATTTAATCGTAAAGGAGGACAACAATGGCTAAGTTTAACTTAGAAGATTACGAAACAGTTGAAGATAGACTAAAGAAATTCTGGAAAGATTATCCAGAGGGTCGTATCTATACAGAAGTAGTACACATAACTGAAGATGGTACTTGCGTTACAGTAAGAGCATTAGGTTATCAATTTAAAGATGACTTAAATCCAATCTCAACAGGAATTGCACAGGAAACAAAAGGGCAGGGAGGTTTTGCTAACTCTGATGCTTGGATGGAGAATTGTGAAACCTCTGCTATTGGTAGGATGTTAGCTAACTGGATGTATCAAGGAAGCAACAAACCTAGACCAAGTAAAGAAGAAATGAGTAAAGTTACTAAATCTAAACCCAAAGTGGAGGAGGAATTAACTTTTGATGTTGGTGGTCCAGTCAATAATGCACAAGAGATTAACGAAATCATTAAAGATATGGAAACTAATGAGAAGTTAATGAAAAAATACAAGAAAACTGCCTATGACAAGATGGTTGCAAATGGTTTTTCAACAGATGTCAATGAGTGGAGTGAAGCACAAGTCAAAGACTTCATTGAAGCATTTGCAGACACTAAAAACAATAGCAGTATTGTAGATGAGATTGAAGCAGAGCTTGGTGAGGTCAAAGACATCACTAAGAACTGTCCTGAATGTGGAAAGTCTGAATATATTGAGGACAACAGAGAGAAAAAGCAATCTGACCCACAGAAATTTGGAAAAATACCATCTTGGTCTTGTAGTAAATACAATGGTGCTAATGGATGTGGTTGGGCTGCTTGGGATGATACTGATTGTCCAACAGAATGGCTTTAGAACAAGCAGGAGAGCTGTTTAACATAACCAAACTCAAAGCTAAGTTAAAGAAGCGTTATCCTGACCACAATTTTGATATTCCACAAGAACCTGATAGAAAATGTAAGGTAAGTTACTTGTGTAATAACAAAGATAAGATTAAGTATTCAGATGTTGAGGGTAATGTGTACTGTGGTCAACGATATAAGTTGACTGACAAGAACAATCCTTATAAATGGGAATGGGCTACTTGTCACGCACTACTTGAATCAACTGATGAACAAAAGAAATTTAAGGATTTACAGGAGGATATATTTTGAAATGTCAGAGCTGTAATGTAGGAGAATATGATTTGTTTGGTGAACCAAGTCAAATTGTAGATGGATATTGTAAACAATGTAAGGAGTATATTAAATGATTGATGTAATGTTAAGCAAAGCTACAACTGGAATGGTTATAGCAGAACTTTTAAATAGAAAAGATGATAAAGGAACACCTTTATTTATGGGTAAAAGTATAATGCTGTCCAATGGTCAGCAACAATTACTTGCTATCTTACCTAATGTTCAGATACTAACCAAGATAGAGGAAGAAGAATGAACGATTTAAGAATGCTAGATAACTGCGTTGAATGTGGTTCAGACAGAGAAACAACACTTACCTTTGATGGTAAGTGTGTTGGCTGTATTGCTTATATGATAGAGGACTGCGTATGAAGATAGAGTTTGAAGCAGGAACTTTAAACGAGCAGGACTACGAAGAAAGAGCAGGTAACTACATAGATTTTGCAGAAGATATATTTGAAAACTACTGCAATGAGCGTGGGTTAAAGAAAAGAAGATTACATTTTAATGACACACCTGATTTTGCTGCTAGTCCTATACCTTTGTGGGCTAATATGCACCCATTGTTAAAGAAGTTTCCTGATTATTTTGTATATAACACTAAGGAACATTTCTTTTGTGAGGTTAAAGCAAACTACAAAATAAAATTAGAGGATTTAAAACATTACATATTGTTTGACACTCTATTTTGTGAGAACAATTCATCACAATATTATATTGTATTTTGTATTAGAGGAGATGATAAGCCAAAGTTCTATACTGTTAATCAGATACTCAAAATGTTACCATATGCAGAGCTTGATAAATATCATGATGGACCAGAGTATTATAAATTAAAAGTGAATGATGATGTGCAGTAATTGTAAAGAAAAAAAATATTTAGATGGAGATACAGGGCTTTGTTATGACTGTAACAGAGGACAAATATAGACCTCTGCCTGACTATCTTACTATTAAACCTAGTGAGATAGAAGGCTTAGGTTTATTTACAACAAAAGATTTACCAACAGATAAATCATTAGGTATGTCACATATATACAGACATTCAGAACCTAATCATTATTTAAGAACTCCACTTGGTGGATTTATAAATCATAGTGAAGAACCAAATTGTTATATTGTAACTGTATCTAGCTTTGGTCCAAGAAGATTTTTATATACTGCTAGAGAGATAAAAGCAGGAGAAGAACTGACTGTTAAGTACACTTTGTACCATCTTTAAAAATATTAATTTGACAAGTGATTTGACAAAATAAACAACTTGTGCTATACTGGTTTTAACAAAATAAACAAAGGAGGTTATTTTGAATAATAACAAATGGTTAAATAGCTTGTTTACTATGGATACTAATGGTAAGAATAGTAACCATAGTAAAAATGCAGTTATGGAATACAGTTGTGTTGTTTGCAACAAAATATTCTACAATGAAAATGAATGCTATGTACACGAGGAGGAACATGATGAAGTCTAATTGTTTAGAGTGTGGTAAAGAAATAGTGTATGGCTTATTTGCTGATGAATATTCAGAAATTACACAATCTGGCTTATGTTCAAATGCAATAGATGGTTGTTACGAAAAGCAACAATTATAAATTACATAAAATTAAAACCCCTGCCAAATTGGTGGGGGTTTTTTTATACTATCTTATAGTTATCCCAACCATCTTTATCTACAGTAAAACAAAGAACTCCTGGCTTACTCCACATTCCAGTTCTTGCTGTGAAATCTATACTTGCATCAATACTAGGACATTGAAACCAAGTTCTTGCACCCTGTTGTAATAATCTTGGATGATGATAGTGACCAGTTACAAGTATCTCTGCATCTCCACTAGGTAATTCACCAAACATCTGACCTTGCCACCACTTCATTATCTTTCCTTCTGGTCCAGAACCACCTGCTGTCATATGTCCATGTGTAAAAGCTACAGTCTTACCTTTAATATCTAGTGTGTGATGAAATCCTTTTGGTATTGATACTTCTACTTTCTTGTATCTAGGATTTTGTATCATAATCTCACCACAAATTTCTATGTGCATAGTGTCAGAGTTATCTAATCGTGTTGTAACGACTTGTCCTTTACCACTTCTTGACATTTCACCATGGTTAGCAGGTACTCCAGACAAAATTATCTTGTTTGCATAGGGTAAAAAGGTATCAACTGTTTTCATAATAAGTTTTCTTGCTAGATGATACTGTTGTTGTAGTGTAAGAGATATATTAAAGGCTTGTGAGTCATAAAATCCATAACAACCCTCTGTTAAATCGCCCATAGAAAGCAAATAAATTTCATCTACGCCACCTAGTGCCTTAACCTGCTCTACTCCTCTCTGAAGTGCCAAATCGTAGCGTTTAAGGGTATTTTCTACTCCAAGGTCATCTTTTCCTAGCTGCCAGTCACTCATACACCATATGAATGCTTGACTGCTAGTGATTTTCTTTTTCTTTAGAGCTTTTTTCTTAGATACTTCCTTTAATAGGACATCAAACCACTCATCACGAGCAGGATGTTTCCTTCTGACTACTCCTTTGAACGCATAAAAGGTTTCAACTTGTCCACCTTTAAGCTGTGCGTTCCAAGATGAAGCACGAACCTTACCATCTATCTCATAAACAGCAGGGTCAAACCCCCATTCTCTTAGTATTGAATCAAATTTAGATTTGTAATTAGGGTCAGTCCCTATGTGTGTGATTTCACCTACTCCAGATTGCTCATCAAACTCTGCTGATGGTTGCCAACCTGAACGAAAGTAATTATTTCCTAAGTCTTTTTTATCTGTCATACGCAGCCCTTTCTGTTATGGCTAGTATAACAAGTTGACAGGACTATTTCTACTTACTTAATTTTTTCTTTGCGAATTCCTTGACAACTACCATAGCAGCTGATGCACCTGACATAGCAGCTAACTGCCATAGTTCAGCATTAACATTTACTAATGGTCCTACTGTAAGCACTCCTAAAAATGCTTGAACAAA